TTGATATCTTCATGTAACACTCTGGCCTCCATCATGTCAGCGATCACATACACATACCTGGTGCCTGTGTGTTTCTTAGGAACAATGGCAATGTTGCCGATCAGAATGCCTTTTGAGAACTGTTTGGGTAAGTGGCGGAACGGCCTACGTGCCTCTTCCTTTCGTGCGAGGTCCTGTAATTTATTCTTGAGTCCATAGGCCTCAATCTGTTTTACCAGTTCTGATTTATTTTTTCCTGTCATTAGCAACAAACCTTATCTTCCTATTTAAAGCATATTGGGTGTCGTCGTCAAGTTTTTTCCTTACGAACACTGCCTTGTCTGCCAACCTCTTGGCCCTGTCAGCGTCCTCTGGTGACAGTTGTTTTGCTCTGAATGATTCCGTTGTGTGTTGCCTTATAAATTCTACGTCCGCATCTGTGACATAGACCTTAGCCTTCGGTGCTATCTGTATAAACATCTATTAGTAAATTTTAGCCTGGCATCTTCATCAGGATCACTACCACTGTTGATAGTAAACCTGCGACCACCGTTCCTGCTGTTGCTATGATTGTCTTTGTTTGCGATTTGTGACCCGCTGTCATCTCTTCGTTCATTTTGCCTAGACGAAGTTCTATAGCACTCAATCTATCGTGAAGTCCTTTGTATCTCTCTGAACACAGGTCCACGTGTGCTTCTAGGTTCTGTTTTTCTAAATCTGTTGTACTCATCAATATTATAAACTCTCTCAACTCCTGTTTGATCTCTCTGATCTCTGCCGTAATAGCCTGGAAGTGTGCCTGTCGCATTGCCTTTGATGAGCCTTTGTAAGTTGTCGTTTGTGCCTAAAATGTACTATTATTTATCGATTGGTCCAGCGTACGAAAAGTACGTGTTTATGGTGGTGGGTGTTTGCGTGTCAAAAGTTGACAGTGGGAAAGTTGCAGTCTCTTTGCAAAAACTTACAATGGGCACCTGATGGAAATCTCCCTGTAGGAATAAAGTTGGATCTATGTTATCACCGTAAACTCCAGACTGCTCTGTAAAGAACTGGAAGTGCCATGTTGTTTGTTTGCCCTCGTAGAACGATCCAAAGCCGTGATTCCCCAGTGTCTGCAGATCCATCCGCTGTGGTGGGTTCTCCCAGGTCACGTTACCCCTCATCTGGAGTAGTTGCAACATCGTGTTGAAGTTGGAGTTCTGGTTCTTTGCAACGGACAGAGAATCCTTGTCGTGTATGACATCACCAGACTCGGTCTGGAATGGAAACTGTTTATTAAGGTTACCGTTGCTGGTTATGTCCACCAATGTGTGTACTCTGTACTCATGCATCTGGGTTCATTTCCTTGTGTATCATACTGACTATCTTGTGCTGTTCTTTCTCCACCACACAGTCTATGTGTGTGTATCCCATTTCCTTGGCCAATTGGAATCGCTGTCTACCCCTCCAGACTATCATAACCTCTCCGTTGTACTTTGGTGCAGTGTCAGGCAAGTCAGGACTTCCCCTCTTATAAAATTTAAGATGTGCTCTCTTCCAATAGTCAGGTGTGACTGGCCATAGCATCAAAGGAAAATCCATTTCACCATTGGCTATGTCAGCCTCCAAAGCATCACGGTCTGGTATCTCTTCGTAGATGCTGGCTGGCACTATGTCTTCCATTGACATAGTTTTTATTTCATACTTCCTTGAATGGTCAAGCATGTAGGAATCTTTGGCTTTTAGGTGTTTCATTTGATTATATTTAAGTCGTTAAAAAAGGGCGAACCTAATTCAAGATCCGCCCTTTGGTAAGTTACTTACTGTCAGTATGTATTATTATACTACTGCCGCAGTCTGGATACCTAGGTCAGTTGCTGTTACTGTCGCACCTGAGATAGTTGCTGTAACATTTCCTGCACCGTTCAAGGCTCTGATGGCAGTTTGTAATGTACCACCTGATACTAATGTACCTAAAGAGTCTGCTCTTACTACGTAAGTTTTTTGTTTATCACTCTCTATCAACGGTCCTTCTGCAAGGATATTGATGAACTGTGAGATAACTGCTCTTGTCGCCTCTAGACCTGCTGTTGAAGATCCTGTTGACAAGTCACCTGTCTCCGCCGTCATCGCGTTAATAAAGTCTACAGTGAACATAGATGTTTCCACACCTTCTAGTTCCGTGTTAGTAACGTGAGTGAAGTTGTTTTTAGTGATTGGCATTTTGCTTTTCTCCTTTATCTAACTATTAAGCATTTACACCAGTGTCAGAAGCACCTGTTGTACTTTCTGTTACTGTCGCAGATGAAATAGTTGCTGTGATTTTTGCGTTTGCATTAAGTGCCTGTATGGCAGTTTGGATAGCCGCCACAGTAGTTGTACCACTGATGTCATCCAAAGCGTCTTTTCTTACCATGTAAGTCACTTCTGTTGAACCGTTTGCAAGAGCACCCTTACCTAAGATGTTTACACCTTGGTTTTGGATTGCTTCTTCACACAACGCTAAACCAGCCGTGTTTGCACTCGCTTGTGGGTCAGTTGTTTCACTTGCCATAGAGCTGATGTAATCAACTGTTAGGAAAGCAACGTCAACACCCTCAAACTCGTTGTTGTTATTGATCGCAAAGTTGTTTTTTGATATTGGCATTTTAAAGTCTCCTTATAATATTACGATTAAACGTTAGCCACAACTGCAACTGTAGTTCCACCTACGTCGATTTTAGCCGTATCGTCTGATGTAGAGTCTTTGTCAAGTCTACATGAAACAGTGCCCATCGCTCTTAGGAAAACTTGTAAGTTTGCCGCCGCTGTCGCCGTTGGTGTTCCTGAAAGTGCATCTGGGTCTGAATCTTCCCAAGTGTTTGCTCTCTCGATTGCAACAGTCAACGTACCGTTAGTTGTTGTTATATTATAGTACCTTAAAGTACCTCGTGTCTGAATCCCTTGTAAGATTCTGTCCACGATTCCGTCTTTGTGCGTATTACCGTCGATGTCAACCGCTGTACCCGAACTGTCTTTTACCACAACAGTGAAATACTCTTGTGCAACTTCTCCGAGGCTAGTTGTATCTGCTACGAAAACCGCATTGTTGTTTGAGTTAATTGGCATTTTGTATCCTCCTTTTTATCTGATATTAAATGCCGTGATACCGCTCAGGCATCACGTTAATTGTATTTATTGGTAAGATTGGTAAATTATGCTGTAATATTACGGTTTTTGCCACACTTCATCACTGCGAGTGCGTATTTTCATATTAAAACCCAGTTTGCGTAGTATTTTCTGTGAAACGTCCACTACATCTCGTCTCTTGATCGTCTTCATTTCTATATTGACAACTGGGTTGTTATTTGATAGTGTGTCCATTGCACCTTGTAAAAGCAAGTCCTCGTAGCCGTCAACGTCTATCTTGATGAAGTCTATGTTGGTCAATTCAAAACTGTCCAAGGTCACTATCTTTATATCACCTGGCTGGCGCTGTAACATTTGTGCCAACGGTCTCCCAAAACTTGCCGTGGTTTCTACTTGGCCTAGTCCAACTTCATGTAACTCTGCATTCATATCAGATGGTATATTCTTTTTCCAGCATTCTATGAAAACTGGATTAGGTTCAAAACAGTGCACCTTCTCAAAGTCTTGCATCAGGAATCTTGTCCACATGCCAACATTGGCTCCAGCGTCTATGCAACCTCGCCATTCAGTGACATATCTATAGGCTATCTGTCTGAGTGTGTCTTGCCCGTCACCCTCGTCTTTAAGGAAAGTAGGTTCAGTATGCACACCATCATAAGCCACCCAAAAGTCCCGACCAGTTGGGTAAGTGATCATCTAGTCTGCCCTCTGAAGACATCTGTCACAGTCACAGTTATCACACTTCTCACAGTTTGAGCAGAGCTCATCACAGTGCGGATCACAGTTGCATCTATGGCAGATCTTTCTTTGTTCTTTCATTATAGTTCCTTGATTTTTTTCAGTAAGTCAGTGTTTGGTAGTTTGCTTTGTAGCATCTGTTTCATTTTAGCCAGTGTCTGGCTTTTTGTTTTCATGTCCAGCCGGTTGTAGTTTGCTACTGCACGTCTAACGTTCCTGTAGTTTGCGTCCGTTATGTTCAACGACCTTTCTAGATTTGTTAGATTCTTAAAATGCTCTTCCCACGTCCTCATGTACCTACGTAAGGCCATCACTGGCACTGGTTGCCTCTGCCTCATGGCCTGTGCTTGATTCTTGTTTTTAAGTTTTTTGGTAATTTCAGGATCTCCTGCTACTATTGCCAACATATTGGCTAGGTCATTGTTGATCATTCTCACTTGGTCAAATGTGCCTTTGGCCATTGTTTGATCCGTGTAAGACTTTACGAATGCTTCGGTCTGTTTCTCCTGGCTCATTAAGGCCAGTGCAAGGAAACTCAAATATATTCTTTCAGTTACCTCAGGGAAAGTGTATCTCTGCAAGTCAGCAAAACGTCTTATGACCTTGCCTTCAGATACATACTTTAAAAATGGTGTTAACATAACCATATTTATGGATACAATGCAACGTAATTTTATATTAACAGACGTAATGAAGACAGGGTTCCATGTGGAACTGGAACAATTCATCTCTATGAATACCTTTAAGGATCAGTCATTTGATTGCACAGGTGAGTACTACTCATTACACAACTATGACCTAGATTCATATAACAGACGTTTTGCAATAATTGATTGCAGGGTTGGCAATTGGAATGTAATTGGTAACAATGAAGAGTTTCATGTTGAACTCAAAAGACGCTGTGATTTATTACACAGCCAAGGATTTACTTTTATAAAAGCATCACCATGGGAATCATTAGAAAACATAGATAACACCTCACTACATCCAGAAATAGATATAGAACACTGCAAATGGACGGGAGGTGTTAGTTGGTTTTGGTTTTACATGTTTGTGAAACACAACGGAAAAAAATTCAACTTTGATCATTCCATCAAGAAATATGATTTCCTTTACCTTAACAAGGAACCACGAGAGCACAGACAAAAATTATATGATAAACTGCATTCCAAAGGCATACTCTCAAACAGCCTGCATACAAATTGGCCAGAAAGAAAATTGCCAGCAGAATATGAATTGCCATGGGCACAGGATTATCCAAGGTATGGTATGGATCAGGATATTTTTGAAAAGCCATACAACGACACAGCAGTCAGCATCGTGTCAGAGACCAACGACGGAGATAAAGAGGTCTTCATGACAGAAAAGATCTGGAAGCCAATCATAGCACAGCAAATGTTCATTGTACATGGAAATCATTTGTATTTGCAAAAACTTCGAGAACTAGGTTTCAGGACTTTCAACAGTTACTTCGAGGAAGCCTACGACTTAGACAGAGATCCAGACATGCGTATTGACACCATAGTAGATGTCTGTGAACGCCTACGTGATGCACCATGGCAAGACATGTACCTACACAGCCAGGCATTGAGACGGCATAACTTGAATAATTTTTTCAACAAAGAAAAATTAGGATCAGCGATTAACGATACTTTGAATCTATTTCTTGAATTTGCTGACAGCCGTTAAATTCCTTCTCGAGAAACCTAGCCTATCAACAAGTTTAACTGCGTTGCCTGATTTGTCAACAGCAACGAAACCTTCTGGTTCCGTGACTTCTAAACCATTATCCGTTTGTTGGAATGATCCTATGGCCAT